CCCTTTTCGGTGTTTTATACTGTTTCCAGTATGTAGTGTAATAAATTACATTAAGTTGTTAACTTCAACTCGTCTGTAGTAAGTATTAGCATCTACTGAACCAATATCAGTTACTTGAGCACTTGTGCTAGAGAACGGATTAGCAATTAAGCCGTATCTAGTTTTAAATCCAATTTTTGGTTGGAATGAGTTTTCAGCAACCGCACGAACCATTTGTAGTGGAACGTATGGGCAGTAGAACATACCAGCATCGTAAGGTGATGTTCCTTTATAACCACAAACATAATATTGACGAGCTGCAACATTTGCTGCATATGGGTCAATATATACTTTGTATCTTCCGTTAAGAACACCTGCAAAAGTATTGCCAGCATCATCAACAGATAGGTTATTGCCAAGAGCAGGAGCATAATCAAGTACACCAGCCATTTGTAGAGCAGAAGCCACATCACTTGAACAAATGATTAGGTTACCTTTTCCTCTACGAGTTTGCTGTGCAATTGCGTTAGCATCTCTCTCAACTTGGAACATAAGTCCTTTGAATTTCTCCACAGACCATCTACCGTTTGAGTCAGTATCTAAATCGAATTTACCTGCAGCAGTAGTGTTCACTTGAGCACCAGGTTTTGCAGTTCTGTAAATACTTCTTACAACTTCACGGTTGATTTCTGCAAGAATTTCAGCAGAAAGTATGTTAGCCAATTCTGTTTCAGCATCTAAACCGTGGATTGCTTTTAAATCTTGAGCAAGTTCCATAGTGTAGTCTGCTTTTAATTGTCTAGATTTAGCTGTTACAGTTGACTTTTCAACACTAAACGCCAGTTCTGCAAAGCTTGAAGAAGCCTCAGCAGTTGCTACAGCAATTCCTGTACCAGTAGTGTATGATGTTGATGTGTCATTAAGAACAGCAGGGTTAGTACCTGTTTGAGTACCTGTACCTGCAAAGTCGGAATCAGCTTCAGAGTGTAAAGCTTCTGTTCCGGAATTTGAAGTATATCGTGATTTCATAGCAAAGATTAGTCCAGTTGGACCAGTCATTGGTTGAACACCACAGATATCATAAGCAATTAAGTTAGGCATAGAACGTCTAACAAGTGAAATTAGGATTGGATCCCAATTTGCTACCGCTGAATCACCTGTTACGTTTGCATGAGCCTCGCCCAAAAACGCTCTATCTTCGGTAAGTGCTTTTTCTTGGTTTTCAAGAATTACAGCAGTTACAGCTCTTCTATAAGGATCCTCGATTTTTGGTAAATCGGAATGCTCAAGAACTGGTTGCCACTTTTCTTGAAGATGTTGTGAGTTATACATTGTATCTCTCTCTCCCTTATTTATTATTTAATTTAATAGTATTTTTAGTTCTTGAAATAGCGGCTGTGTATCTGGTCATGCTGTCAGTTCTGTCAGCTATGTCTACCGTACCACCATCAGATGATAATGTGTCAACATTGGTTTCTGCAGGTTTTGTTCCTGATTTAAAATAAGATTCCTTGATAGTATCAAGTTTTTTCTTATATCCATCAGAACCTTCGAAATCAACGTCATCAATCAAACCTTTAAACTTCTCTTTTTCAGTATCAGCCATACCATCAGCAACTTCTTCGAAAATGTCGCTTTTAGTAAGCTCAGAATTTGATTTAGTAAGTTCAACATTTTTAGATACTTCAACATTAACTTTTCCTTTAAGTTCTTCAATTTCTTGTGCTTGTGCTTCAAGAATATCGTACTTTTCATCAGGAACATCAATGTAGTGATCCTCAAATAATTGTTTTAACCCACCAATAAAGTCCTCAGCAATTTCGCCTTTGATACCTCTTTCAATAGCAAGTTCGTTGTCTTTTACCCATTCTTCAACTACATAGTTAAGATAGTTGTCTACCTTTTGTACTAATTCATCTTTAGTTTGGTTTTTTGTTTCTTTTAACTCTTTAGAGTATTCTTCTTCAAGTCTTTCAATCTCAGCTTTAACTTTAGACTTAACTGCAGCTTCAAAAATTGTTGCAGCTTTAGTTTTAAATTCAGTTGAAAGTTCAGATTCGCCGTCTACTAGAGCATCCACATCTTCTTTAACATCAATCTCTTTTACTCTTTTTTCAACAGCTTTTTCTTTAGCTTCTTTTGCTTTTACAGCTTCTTCTGCATCTTCTTCGTCATCTTCTTTGACAACATTTGTAGAAGCCATAATTTTTTCATAAGAATCAGCAATATCACCTTTTCTCATTCCTTTCATTTTATCGTAGATAGCTTGTAACATACCTGCTTTAGTTTTTGGCATATCTGCTTCTACAATATCCTCACCAGTAGATGAAACATCATCGCCGGCAGCTAAAGGTTCTTTAATTTTTGAGGAACCCTGCGAAACTTGTGATTCAGAACCGGCACCTTTATTTTGGTCGTCCTTCGTAGGTTTAACTTTTTTTGCAGAATCTGGATTCTTGTCAGTAGTTTTAACTACTGCAGGTCCCAAATCTTCAACTGTTCCACCTTCCACTTTTTTCATAGGTTCGCCCTTAACAGCACCAGCCGCAGGAGCTTGAGCAGAAGCTTCACTTACTTCTTGTTCTAGTTCTTCGACTTTTCTTTCGTTTTCGGACATTTTATTTTTCTCCCTATTAAGCTTAATAGTTTTTTTGTTGTAATATTTATAAATTATAATTTCTTAAGGAACTTATTAAATGCGCTAGCTTTTCTTTCAGCCAATTCATATTTTTTAGCTCTCTTAATATCTTTTTGTATTTCAGAAACATCTTGTTCTTTAATAATACCATTATCCCAAATCCATTCCTTACCTTCCATAACACCTTGTACAAAAGCATCTGGAGCAGAAGGATCTGCAACAATGTCAGCAGCCGTTGCTAAATAAAAATCTCGCTTAACGTGCATAGCACCAGCTCTGTTTTCCAAAGACCCCATGCCTCTAGAAGAAACTCCTAATTTCGCACCTTCATCAATAAGACTTTTAACGATTTTACCATATGGGGTATCAGTTATTTTTGCCTCACCAATAAAATTTTTTCCTTCAGGAACTAGTTTGGTTATCATATGTGAAACTCTTTCCAAATTAACAACCGGTCC